CTGTGCTATGATGGCAGCACTCTCTCTAAGAGAGGTCTTGGAGGTTCTGAATCTGCCGTTATCCTGATGTCTCGGGAACTCTCCAAAATAGGTTTTGATGTTACAGTATTCAATGACTGTATCCACGATGGTAGCAAACCTGGAGTTTATGATAATGTCACGTATCGTCCACTATCCGAAATCGAAAAAGAATCTGGATACGATATCGTTATAGCCTCTCGCTCTGTAGCTGCATTTGCTCCTGCTAATATTGGCCAGAACTTTAAGTCTTTCGGTCGTCTACCAAACTTTGAAAACTTTATGAAATCCGCAAAACATAAAGTTCTCTGGATGCATGATACTTTCTGTGATGGCGACCAGTTCATTGAACCTTTCCTACTCGATGGTAGAATAACAGAAGTATTCACTCTATCTGACTTCCATACATCTTACGTTGGTAACTGTGACCATGGTAATAAGCGTATGTTTGAAGTCATGAAGAATTATATCTTCCAAACACGCAATGGTATCATTCGCTATATTGACTGGGTAGATATCACTAAGAAGGATCCGGATCTATTCGTATATAATTCTTCAGTAAGCAAAGGTATGGTCCCTCTCGTTGAGAAAATTTGGCCAAAGGTTAAAGACAGACTACCAAAGGCAAAGCTTAAGATCATTGGTGGGTATTACAAATTTCGCGATGACCATGGTCCTGATGAACAAGAGAGGAAGTTCCACGAACTTGAGAAACTTAATACTCAGCTAGATGTAAACTTCACAGGCATTATTAAGCAGAGTGAAATTGCTGAGATTATGGCTGATGCCTCATTTATGATTTATCCCGCAGCATTCCCTGAGACTTCTGGTATCTCTTGTATTGAAGCTCTAGCTCATAATACCCCTCTACTAACCTGCCGCTTTGGTGCTTTGGAAGAAACAGCTATCGATGTTGCTTGTTATAAAATCCCTCATGCCATTGAGCCTAATAATCTATTCCGCTTTATCAATACCGATTATCAGGTTGACGTGTTTACTGATATGGTTGTCAGAGCCTATAATGACAGATACCTACATCAGCAGAAGATGTATGCCTGTAATCAAATAAAGGATATTTGTGGCTGGGATACAGTTGCCTTGCAGTGGAAACAACACTTCTATAAGATGCTTAATCTATTCCTACCTTTGGATGATTACCGCAAGGTAACTCATATTAATCATAGAGTGCGTAAGGTATTCGGTCGCCGGTTCTATAACTCTGATGAAGCACAGGATCCTAGAAACCCTGAAAAAAACATACAGGTCATAACTCCTGTTTATAACTCTGCGGCGTATATTAAAAACTGTATCCTTTCAGTCGCGCAACAGGACTATAACAATTACAATATGCATATTATCAATGATAAGTCTACTGACAATACCCTAGATGTTATCAACAAGACTCTAGCTTCTCTGCCTGAAAACATTCGTGGTAAGTTTAACGTCATAAACAATGAAACAAATATGGGAGCTGTTTACAATCAAATAAATACTATTAGATCGAAGGTAAAGATTGCTTCTATTGTAATGCTCCTAGATGGTGACGATTGGCTAGTGAATGATCCAAACATATTTCACAAATACAATAACATCTACAAGGATGGTGGCGCAGAGTTTACCTATGGTAGCTGCTATTCATTAGTGGATAAAATCCCGCTTATTGCTCAGCCCTATCCACCAGAAATTAAGAAAAATAAAGAATATCGTAAATACAAATTCAATTGGAATATGCCTTACACGCACTTAAGAACGTTTGATGCTCGGTTACTGAATAATATTAATGACAGCGTATTTAAAGATGCAGAGGGTAATTGGCTAAAGGCTGGCGGAGATACTTCTGTATTCTATAATTTAATTGAACAGGCTGATCCTGGTAATGTTATATGCGTTCCAGATATCGTGTATAACTATAATGATATAAACCCGCTGAATGACTATAAAGTGAATGGTAGAGAACAAACGAAAAACGCTAACATGGTTATGGAGAAAACACCTTGAAAAGAATTCTAATCGGCATTCCTACAGCTAACGATATTCATCCTCAAACATTCAAGTCAATCTATGACCAGATTATCCCTGCAGGATATAAGGCAGACTTTCAATTCTTCTATGGTTATAACGTTGACCAAGTCCGCAACCTAATTGCTGACTGGACTGTAAAGGGTTTTGATTATCTATTTGCCGTTGACCATGATGTATCATTTGCTCCTGATACTATTATGAAGTTGTTAGCACATGATAAGCCAGCAGTGTCAGGTCTCTATCGCCAGCGTCTAGAACCACAGGCAATCGAAGTATATGATATGAACCTTGCTCGTATTCCTTGGTCACATCTAAAGGGTAGAGGTCTTGTTCAAGTTGGTGGTTTTGGTCTTGGCTGTGTTCTTATTAAGAAGGAAGTGTTTGCTACTGTAGGTTATCCGCAGTTTGTTTATTATGATGCTCTTGATCACAAGGATACCTTTAGTGAAGATCTAGACTTCTGCCGTAAAGCTACTCGCAAGGGATTTACTATGTGGGCTGATACTTCTATTGTATGTGGGCATCATGGCCATAAAGTATTCACCATTGTAGATGAAGCACCACCTGTTGTTGAAAATCCTGAGAAGAAGAGACTCAGAGAACTAGGTGCTATGCGTTTACTTCCTCAGATACACACACAGTATCTTGCTAGCATGAAGAATGATGGTCTTGAACCTAAAGTGATTTATGATATTGGTGCGTGTGTTCTACACTGGACTAATGAAGCTAAAACTGTTTGGCCAAACTCACAGTATGTTTTGTTTGAAGCTATGGATGCTACTAAGTTCCTTTATGAAGAAGGCAATTATCTTCATAACTGTGGCTTACTATCATCAGAAGATGAGAAGGTAATTTCTTTCTATGAGAATACTGAGCATCCTGGTGGTAACTCAGTGTATAAAGAAAATATTGTTTTAAGTCCTCGCGCGGATGAGCTATTCCCTGAAGAGAAAAAGGTTCGTAAGATCTCTATGACACTTGATACTGTGGTAAAGGAAAACAATTTCCCCATGCCGGATCTTATTAAGATGGATATTCAGGGAGCAGAGTTAGATGTACTAAAGGGTGCTGCCAATGTTCTTAAGAACTGCAACCATGTCATCCTAGAACTACAGCATGTTGATTATAACTTCGGTGCTCCAAAGTCAGAAGAAGTTATTGAATACATGAAGGGATTAGGATTTAGTACTGCTGGAATGTTCTGTGGTAGTAGTGTATTGGATGTAGATGGCGACTATCACTTTACTCGTGATTAAAATTCTCCGCCGTCAATACCTCCAAGCACAAAGGTACTGTTAGTATTGTTATAAACTAACACATTACCATTAGCAGTATTTGCTAGGTTGACATCAGTAAGTTGTGATAAAGCAGTAGCACCACTATTGCCAACCAATCCACTACGGAGAATGATTGGACTGGTATTGGTGCTGAACTTTACAGCCTTAAACTTAGGAGTGGTTACTGTAACATTAATAGCCATTAGGGATACGTTACCGTTGTTACTTCTGGAGTTACTGTAAGAATACCTTCCACGATTCTAGTTACTGTACCAGAACCAGTAATACTTATTACGTCATACACGTATCTGCCATAATCCATAGCTAGTGATACATTTGCTGTTAAAGATAAATTGATCACACCATTTGTTGGTGTAGGAACACTAACTGCGAAACTAACAGAGTTAGATGAAGTATACCATTTACGAATTTGAGCTTGTACAGTGTATCCAGTTAAATCGATTGCCTGATCATTATCGTCAGTCAAGTTTAATGCTGTGGTGAAGGTAGTACCCTGATCAACTACAATGTTTGCTTTCGCTGCCATAATACTTCCTATACTGCTATTGTAGTTCTTTGAAAATTCACAGTCGAGGTAGTTGTAGAATTTGTTGTAGGTGAGATCAATAGATTAACATTACCAGATGCTACATTTACTGTAAACACAGCCATATTACCCTGAGAAGTGTTGCTTGTTAGTGTGGCATATTCTGTTAAGAATGCATCCGTGCCATTGTGCAATAACATAATTTCAGTCGATTGAAACCCAATAGCAGTAGCATTAACCTGTAATAGATATTTTATAGTTCTTGCTGAAGCTAATGCAAAACTATCAACAACCTGCACAGCTACGTTATCAGTAAAGTTTACTGTGTTGGAGATATAAGTCGTTTTACTGGTAACGAATCCAGTGCTGATATTAAGAACATTAGCTGTAGTATTATTGCCACCACGAATAGCGTCTTGAGCGATAAGAGTATTAGCTGAGAAGAAACCATTTAGGTAAGAGTTACCAGTGGTAAGACTCAATGAACCATTAGCTGTTATGCAGTTATTTGAAATGATTGTGGCAACGTTATTGGTCTTATTAACCCAATCGTTGAACGTGTCAGTAGTAGTGTTGACGTTTGCTGTACTAATTGCCATTTTTTCTCTCTACCATCATCTTTAGGATTTCTTTGATCTCAGAAACCGCATCTGTTAATTCTTCCACCTTCTTATTTATTTCATCGGACTGGCTCAATCTAGTTCTTTCCATCATATACTGATTTAATTCAGATACATTCTGATTTAGAATTGCTCCAGTTTCCGTGTTTCTGAAGTAACCAGGAGTTGTAGTCTGAATTAACTTAGGAGCCTGTTTCATATTACGAACTCAACCCGACAGCACTTAAGCTCGCAAGTCTTGGAATAACGTTTCCGTTGCTGGATAACATAACTACCTTAACTTGCATAGTATCAAAGGTGTCGATAGGCTGGCCACTAGTATTATAATATCTCACTACATTATAATTCACGGGATTAGTGAATGCTTGTTTTGGATTGTTGACCTTATCGATTTGGAATCCTGGCTGACCAATGCTGGTGTTTGCTATTTTTTCATTTAACGTGATTGAGGTATCATTGGTTACTGTATTGACACGGGAGATTTGATAGATGCTTGGATTATTAGGATTCCAAATCTTAACAATATCACCAGCTATTAATTTATTTGCACCAACAGTATTAAACAACGTACCAGCACCAGTTACCGAGGCACTTCCGTTAGCGGTGCTAACAAAACCTGTTAAGGTGGTGCTTAATGGAGCATTAGGTATACCGAAACTTAACTGAATATAATTGTTAGA